ACTTCACTCATATACTATTAACTAATATTATAATTGATATTATTTCACCACTTGTCTTAAACTAAAAAAAAAATTGATTTAAAAAATTTATTACAAAATTCAATAGAATGTCTAAACTTGACAGATTTATTGAAGGTTTAAAAAACTATGGATTGACCTATGAAGACATCAAAGCAAATGGTTGGAAATATTGCGGTGGAGACTGGGGTTCCCATCTAAATTACTACCATCTGATGTTCAGTCCATCTGAGCCAACACTTCCTCACGCTATCGAATGTGTTTGTGGTCACGATATTATAAAAAATGGTTATATATGTGATGCGAAAGAAGAAGAGTTCTTAGTTCTTGGTTCGTGTTGTATTAAAAAGTTTATTGGCGGTCGGACTTGCGAGAAGTGCGGAGAAAGTCATAAAAGACATAAAACAAATATATGTAAATGGTGTGAAAAATACCGAGTTTGGTGCGACAGGAAACATAAATATAGATATAGAAAAACAATGTGGTGCGAAGGTGTTTGTAGCAGCAAAATTCCCGAGCACGAATGGAAAAAAAAATGTTTTCAATGTTATAAATTAGAAAAAGGAATGGATAGAGCTACAGATTAAAATCTAAGTCGCTAGGCTTACCAGTTGACTTTTCTGCTCCAATAGTTTGCCGAGTTCTTATCGTTGGCGGTTAGCTTACCCGCCTTGTTCCGAATACCTCCGCTTCGAGCTAGATATGATTTCTGCTGTGCTTTAGAAGCGCCTTTTCTTTTGTCGGTCATCGAGGCTGTTCCAAAATGTATTAATCTCTTGGAACCATTCTTCATCACGTAGACTTGTCCTTTCTTTCCAGCACGTGTGGATTTCATAGGTTTGTATAATGGTTTGTTATCTTTTTTCTTAGGAGGCATATAATTATGACTTAGATATTTTAATTGGAATAGGGCCTCTTTCACCGTAGTATAATTCGTGACTTTTGTTTATTTTCTCTAATTGCTCATCAATCGAAGATTGCGAGTCAGACTCGGAACTAAATCTTACCTTCTTTTTTTTCTTAGGTTTCAATGCCTTTAACAACCGTATCAAAAACTCTAATATTTTTGGGAACTTCATATATATATATATATATATTTTAATGACTCAAACTTAGGCCTTGCCTTTTGGTTTGCTAACTTTTTTTGGGTTTCTTAGAGCTTCTTGCTTACCGTCACCATACTCATAGTGTTGTCCTTGGTCGTCTCGGTAGTAAGATTTCCCACCTACATTGATTTTTTCCACATCTACTATATGCTTACCAGCATTACTTTCTAAAAATGCTGGGTCTTTATTTGCTCTTGCGGTTCTTGCTTTTCTTTCTGGGTCGTGGAAACGAATACCACGAAAACTTTGTAATACAATGCCTTTTGGTTTTGGTTTTGCTGTGAAATCTTTCTTCTTTTCTTTCTTTTTAGCAATCTGTGCCTTACCTAAGTCTCTAACCTTTGCTTGGATTCTTGCCTTTTTAGCTGCTTTGTCTTTCATAACACCTTTTGCTTCTGGAGCTGAACGAGTAGTTCTATCAGAAGTTCCGACTTTGACTTTGCGTTTGTATTCGGTGGGTTCCGACTTCTTTGCTTTCTTTTTAAATTTAACCTTGTCGCCAGCTTTAACTCCGACGGCGGCTGCTGACTTAGACTTTGCTTCCGCAGCAACCTTCTTTTTTCGAGAGGCTTGAAATGCCGCCATCATAGCAGCAGTTTTTTCTGTTTTGTTTGGGTCTCGTTTTCCGATTTTACATCCGCCCTTCGGAGATTCATCCTTTCTTCCGACTTTACATCCGCCTTTATTTCCACGAACATTTGCTTTTTTCTTTTTTGGAGGCATTGTTTATATATATAGCTAATATTTTTTTACTCGGTTATTTTTCTTTTTCTCAGCAATTGCTTTTTTCTTTCTGGCTGGACTAAGTTCCGACATTGTGGTTGGAGTAGCCTTGGTAATTCTTTTGGTTGGTCGGAAGATTTTGCCTTTCTTTCCTTCGTAGGTTTTCTTTCCATCTTGAGTTTTCCAATCTTCTTTATACCATCTTTTTAATCCAGTATTCTTCGGTTTGGCGCCTGAGTAACCTCCGCCTCTCTTTTTATAATCTTTGACTACTAAACTTGATTTATAAGCTGAGTGTTTCATTCCAGCATACTTCGCTCGTGATTTCGCATATAACGCTTTATTTGTGGGTGTGGGCATTACCATTAGCCAATATTTTTTTTCCTTTAGAGAACATCTCCAACCATTTCTCGGAACTTACTTTTAATGAATCTGGTTTAATCGGAACTTTATCAAGTTTCAATATAACTTCTTCTAAGTCGGAACATTCACATTTATCACAGAGTGGGTCGTCGGAACCGTGACAGCAAGCAACGTCTTCGACAATAGTCGGCATAGGGTCTAATACTAATCCAGAAGGAATTCCGACTAATTCACATTCAGACATTACTTCTACTAATGCCGACTTTTTCATTTTACTGATTCCACAAATGCTAGAGTCTTTACATATCTGTCTGAGTTCTTGAACTTTGAGTGTAAATAAATATTCTTTCAAATTCATTTATATATTAATAAGATATTGTTTTTTTCTTTTTCAACATTGTTTTTTTCTTTTTGATTGGATTCTTAGGTTTATTTTTAATTCCTTTGGTTGGAGTTTTTCGTTTCATTCCTTTGGATGTTTTTATCATTTCAGTTCGGTTAGCATCTGTATGATTATACATATGCGGCATTTTTATAAAATTAAATAAGAAAATATTTCTTTAAAAAGTTATTTACTGAACAATATTAACAACAAAAGAATTCGTAGAACCACCAGTTCCACTCGTATTATTAATTTTAACTCGTAGATATTTACCCTTCTTAAAATCGTGGTATAAAATATTTTGACTACCAGAAAAATTCAAACTCGTATCTGTAAACCACGTTGAATTATCGTGTGACCATTCATTAAAAGCGTCCCACGACACATTTTGTGCTTCAATAAATGTCGTAACTCTTTCGCCATTATTTTTCATTTCTACCGAATTGGATGAACTCTCTGGCGTCCCATTAGCAACTAAATTCCCAGTCCCATATAAGAGTTGAGTTACTGTTTTAGATTGATTTGCTGATAATATTTCAACAGCGGTTTCAATAGCTTCACTATCGACTTTTATTGTATCCAATACAGCATCCATAGTCGTGAGCAATGTATTTGTCGCTTCAATATCGGTTTCAATAGTTCCGAGTTTTGTTTCAACATTACCCAAATGAACTTCAGCAGCAGCAAGGGTAGTTTGAGTGGCGAATCCACTGATATTACCAGAACTAATATTTACATTAACCTTGTTAGAACCGACGCACGCCTCTAATACATCGACGCCAGTATCAATATTTCCGAGATGAACTTCGGCATTTGTATTAATTACTTCAATTGCTGCTAAATCAACTACCAAGGCTGCCGCGGAAGTTTTAATAGCGTCTGTATCTGCGTCTATTGTGGTAAGAAGAGCATTCGCCGCGGTATGTAATACTTCATTTGCCGCTATATCGGTTTCGATTGCTGTAAGAGTAGTTTCCAAAGTATCTAATTTACCTTCAACGCCATCTAAATGACCTATGACTGTATCTTGTTTAGCTTCAGTAGAACCACCTGACGCAGCCGAACTAGTGACTCTGAGTTTCCCATCATCATCAACCGATAATGGAGTGTAATCGCCATCAGCAGCAAAATCCGCTTGAGAACTTTGTCGAACACCTAAGAACATAACCCCTTTCTGGCCAGAACTGTGCGCCGCATCTTCAGCCAGAGCAATATCATCTAATGCTTGAACTGCTGTTTCTATATTTCCGAGATGAGCCTCAGCATTAGTAAGTAAGACTTCATTCGCTGCGTGGTCGGTATTTGCTGCTGTGAGCAGAACTTCAATGGCTGCGGCGTCAGTTTCGATAGCGGTGAGTGTGGCTTCGAGAGTATCTTGATTAGCACTTAAATGGTCTAATTTAGAATTGGTGGATGTCTGAAGAACTTCTAATGCGGCTAAGTCTGTAGCACAAGCTGCGGTATTAGTTTTAATATCATTTGTATCTGCGTCAATGGTTGTGAGTAATGCTTCATTGGCTGCGTGGTCGGTATTAGCTGACGTTAATAGAACTTCAATTGCGGCTAAGTCGGTATTTGCTGCTGTTTGTAAGACTTCAATTGCTGCTAAGTCGGTAGCACAAGCTGCGGTATTAGTTTTAATAGCATCTGTATCTGCGTCGATTGTTGTGAGTAATTGTTCATTGGCTGCGTGGTCGGTATTTGCTGACGTTAATAAGACTTCAATTGCGGCTAAGTCCGTATTTGCTGCTGTCTGGAGTGTTTCCAATCCATCAACATATCCAGTTATAGCTGTGAGCGAACTTTCGACTCCATCCATATGACCGATTTGGGTATCTTGTTTTGCTTCCATTGAGGTAAGGCTGGCTTCCAACACATCGAGTTTGGAATTGGTTGTGCCTTGGAGAGTTTCTAATCCATCGACAGCTACAGTGATTGCTGCGGCAGTAATTTCGATTTCATTGACACTACATTCTAACCTACCACTAGCATCTAACTTAAGACGTTTAAAACCATCCCCAGCGGAATTTTCTGCGAGTAACACTTGACCTTGAACATTAGACATTTTATATATTAGTCATATATTATTTTTTGGATATTTTTTCTATTGATGTCGGAGGACATTTACATATTTTATGCCCAGTCTTAGGACATTTCTTTTTAGGTTTCTTTGTTTCTTCTTCTGAGTTTTGCTGTGGAGGTTCAATTGGAACATCAATTCTAATAATCACGGAACTATTTTCACTTAGAGTAGGATTACTCAAATCTGGATTTAAAATCTTGACTCGGACATTATTAATAATAGTATCTTGATTAAGAACTTGAATTATATCCGAGTTTGCTAATGGAATGAAATCTTGACTTGACAGAGATGTTTTCGGAACTACACCCAATAATCCGAGCGGGTCACCTTTGCTAACAATATCTTTATAAGTTGGGACTAAGTCGGAAGTTATCAAATAGTATCCAAATTTACTAAGAGTCGGAAGTTCTTCTGCTGAAATCGGAGTCGGTTTTGCTACTATATTAGTCATAGTAGTGTAAGTGTGAATTGAACCACCATATGATAATTGGTTTGTTCCGGTCATAGGCATTTGTCCACTATCACTCTTACCCTTCCCATTGCTGTAGTTTTTTTGTAATTCCGTTCTTGGTCTATTTATATCAAAATTATTAAACACTTGAACACCGGTGACTTTAGCTGAAGAAGTATTATATATAGAGTTAGGTGTGTAGTCGCAAGGATTAACTTCAGAAGATATAGTCGGAATTGTGCTGATATCTAATACAGTATCGGAAGTAATTCCTCTGAGTTTTAGATTAGTCGGATTACAATATTGAACTATATTTTCATAATAAGCATCGTCATTGAATTGTTCGTATGAAAATCCAAGCTTACCCCACAAGGTTTTAGTTTTCCATATCTTCTTTGCTTTGCTCTTGGAGCTGAAGAAATCTCGGAAACTTGCGTGAATTGAATACTCCGCATCCCCAGTCACTTCGGGTCGGTCTGAATACTTCATTGCTGTTCCTTGAGAGAAATTATATACAATCACGCCGCCAGTTCGACTTTTTGGTCTTTGGAAACTTGATATCATTGCCTTCTGTTCGGCTGCCGTTCCAGTCTCTTGCCCTTCGACTGTAAAATACACTAGATTATCAGTCCCAGCAAATATTTGTTTGTCAGAATTGTAGGTTGGTGGAAATGTGACTCTTATTGAAAAAAACTCATCAGTATCAACTGTGGGATAGCTATTCCCCGAACCAGAGTAAGCTGTTTCTTTTACTGCGGCTGGAACTATCTCAAGAATCTCACACGCCACTCCACCGAAGTCTGATGATTTTGGTAGTCTGTCAGAGCTGTTGCCGTGCGGAGGAGCATCCACTGGTTCTAATTTAGCGCCGACAGTCATAAAAGACATTAATGCTACTCGGTTCAAGACCGCCGAACCATCTAGATTTCTATATATAATAGAATCAATTATGTTAGTCCCATACAAACATCTTCCTTCAATAATTCCCGCAGATGTGTGGTCGGTTATCTTACTATCTCGTCCATCTGCGCCCCAAATCGTTTGGAATTGACTGTAGGGTTGAGCATCGCATATCTGAGAACATCGTTTTAATCCGACTCCGACTTCTCCTTTATTAGTAATTGGGCCCCCTAAAATATCGTGAGTCGGAAGTCTCCAACTCGAATGAAGATTGTTCAAAGAAAATGCTGAGGTATCGGTGTCATATTGAATGTTGGCTTCTGGAGCACCAACCGTCATACTCTTTTCGGCTGCCCCGCCAACTTGGTAATCACTTCGAGCCTTACACCCTTGATTAGTATTTGTCGCTCCTAGTGTTGGGTCGACACAATTATCTGTCGGAACAATATTGAACATCTGCTCACCTGAAATTGTATAAGAAAGTGCTATAGTCTGAAGAGTTAGTCCGTCGGGCAAACATCCTTCTATATTGTTATCCATCATATATCCAACATAGCCATTTCCAGCAATCTTAGTTGTGAAGTCGGTTCTGTTCTTTTTATTGATAGCTTGACGACTAATCCAACTTGTAGCGTAGTCGTAGGCCGAAATTAATGTGTGGTCTGGTATCGTTTGTCCGAATGTTGTTCTTTTTTTTGGGTCTATTTCACTTAAATGAATAGAGTCGGGGCCATCTCGGTAACCCAACGGAGCAATCGTTGTTGAGAATCCTTGAGTTCCTTGATTAATCATTCCATTGTAGTCGCCGGATATTAATCCCGAATCATATGGTTTGTTCGGAACTTTGCTGTTTGGATTTCCGAGTCCATTAAGTTGATTATTTATTAATGAGACTAATTGTTGGATTCCATAAACTCCCTTCGGAACTGTAATTGTTGCTAAGAGTGGTTGTGGAGAGCAATAATAATCAGTATCATCATTCAAAAATATATCGACATTATTTTTAGCTTCAGTTCCGAGAGCAACTATATCCCCAGCATCATTTTCGATTCGAAATCCAGAATCACCATTGAAGTTTGTCGCTGAGACTTTACACCCCAACGGAATATTACCTTTTTTATCATACACTCTTTGTCCGACTTTAACATTCCTACCTGTAGGAAATGAGTAGAGAAGGGCGCTGACTCCGCCAACTTGGAATATGTCGGAATTTAATATATTTACTGTGTAACTTCCAGTCGTTCCTGTGTAAACGTTGCTGAAATTACCAGTTCCATTAGCATTAATGGTATTATCAATAGCTTTGTGGATAAACTGCGCGGGTGTTGTGGAATCACCGGTTAGTCTTTGCGTTTTCATACCAACGATGTTTCGTAGGAGGCCTTGATTGACGACATCATTATAATTTGTTATGGTAAATGCGTCGGAATTATTCGTAACTTGAAAAATAGCGTTTCTGGCTCCAACGCTGCTCGGCGGAGTAATTGATACTTTGATTGACCATTCAGTCGTTGTGTCTGGAACGGGTGGGGTTGATAAAAGTAACGGAACTCCGCAACCACCAAATTTCAAAGAATCTAAGTGTTGATAAGTTCCTTCAGTTATATTACCTTGAATTCCCCATAATCCAGTTCTACCTTTTCCTCTACCAGATGTAACTCCACTAGCAGCATTATTGAGCAAATCTAAATATCCCCAAAATTGGTCATTCATATCGTGCTTGGAACCTCGTTTTGTTTCCAAAGGGTCTTGAACCACGGGTATTGGTTGTTCCATTTCCGATACGTAAGCATAATAATAAACAGATTCAGTTATGTCTTCTTCAAATTCAATACTCTGACCTGTGATACCTTTTTGGTTGATGAATGCTTGATGGACTGATACCTCGGAACCCATAGGAGCGACAATAGTATCATTCAAATTATAATCCCAAATATTGGTTTGGTCGGACTCATTGTCTTGAGCTGAAAATCGATTTATATCTATATAATAGGATTTGGTTGGATTGCTCATTTATATAATGAGAGATAATTAAAAATGAAAAATAAACAATGATTAACTTGAAACCATTACACTAGTTCCCTTTGGAAGTTTCTTTACCGTAACTACTCTTGAATGTGTGATATAATATGAAACATCCATTTCACCTCGGTAGTCTGGAGCTTTGCCTAATTTATTGTCTGCTTCAACTGAGCCGTCGCCGGTTCCGTTGATTCGTGGCCTTCGTTTGTATTTCCAGATTAATGGACTCCCAGACATAATCGTAGTGCCTCCACCAACAATCTGCGGATTGCCGTTGGACAAGTCAGCACCGAGTGGCTTGTATTGAGCCATAAGGCCATCTTCCATAGGAGCAAGTCGCTGTCGTTCAGCATTAGGGTCGTTGTAATACATCGGTCTAGGAACAACTAAGTCTTCGCCCATAACCAATCCCATCTGATTGTATTGAGAAGCATTGTTCAAAACAAAGTTTGGATATAAATCTAATCCATTGACTTCGAGATTGTATTCTTCTTCATCTACACCGTGAATAGCTTGATGTTGGAGGATTTTCCGAGCAAGACCCATCGAGTTTGGATTTGTAAATGTGATAGCGACATCGGTAAAAGCACCGCCTTGAGTGTTATCATTCAAAGTGACTGTGTTGTTTGTAACATCCACAGCATTAACAGTTCGTGGAGTAGCTAAGTAAGTTCCGACTGAAGCAAGGGCACCGATTGAAATATTTTCACAATTGATGTTTGTAATGACTGCGGCGTTATTACCAGTTCCTGATGCTACAACAGTTGAACCTTCACGTTTTAAATAATCAACGAATCGTTTAGCCATAACAACTGAATGAACTTCCTTACCAGTTTGACCTAATCTGTGTTCGACTTCTTGGAGTTCCTTTGACCTTGGAACTGCGGTGAGCTTCTTTTTAACTACAGCGATTTCTGGAAATTCAAATCGGTAACCACCTTGTCGAGTAGTTTGTTCCAAGAAGTTATTGATGACCGAAGATGGAGGAAGCATATAATCTACAACTAGTTGAACATCTGCGAAACCAACATCTGTGGTTGTGGCTGCGAATGGAGAACCAGTGTCGGCGCCAGCACTAACCAAGTAAGGAACTTTACCCCCAGCAGCGGCGATTGTCTGTGGAAGGTTATTCAAGTTGTAAGCAAATTTATCTGAAAAATTCATTTCGAATTCAAGTTGGATGTTGTAGTCTGTGAATAAGAAGAGTGGAAGGCTTCGACCCTTGAGGCAAGGGAAAATCATAGAAAGTGGAACACCATATTTTTCATTGTTTGCGTGTGTAGAATTAATGGCGAGGGAATTGATAACCGCATTATTTCCGTTGTCAGCAGTTCCGAAGCTACATCCAGAATCATTTTCAACATATACAATTTGACCTTTACCAGTCGCATCAGTTCCATTACCACGACCAGCGGCCACACCATCGAGAACTTTGAGTTCAAGTGAATTTCCGAGATAATGACCTAGAACATTACGTCGCTGTAATACCGACTTGTTAAGATTGAGCATAGCGGCAATTCTATCAACATCTTGAGCATTCTGAACTTCGTAATCTCCGATTCTGAGATGAGCATTCTTAATACATCCGAGGGCACCAGACCAAAGATTAACTCGGAACTTATCTTGATTAGCACCAGTAAGATTTTTTAATTTAAAAGTAAGCATAGATGTGCCTTCCAAGAAGCCAACATTTCTAATAGTGAATTTAAATACTTTAGAAGAATCAGTTGTAGCATTATTAGTTTCTACAGTTTCAGTTCGAATCTCGGACTGCTGAGGAACCTCTTTTAATCCATAATCAAGTAATTCGGCAATAGACATTTTATATATTACTAATATATTTTATTTTTAAACTTTTATAAAAAGTTATGACAAAAATTATTTGGAATCATTCTTCTTTTTTTCCATAAATACATTTGGATTATTGTTTTTCTTTTTTTTATGAGTCTTGGGTTTTTGTTCTTTGATTATATCGTATTCTTTTTCTGGCGGCGGTCTAGGCTTAGGGTCGTCTTTTACTTTACCATCAAATATCTTAGCAGATTTAGGTTGTGGTTTGTTCTTAAATTTGATATCGGGATAGAGTGAGTTCCAAGCTTTGAGTTCGACAGGGTTGTATCGTTTTGTTTTCATTTGCTGAGCTAGATTGTTTGACTTTTTAGCTTTTCTTTGATTAATGTGATGAGTTGAATTTAGGGAATTCATTCTTATATATATAAAAGAAAAAAAGAAGAGATTATTTTTGGATAGTGAAATTGATAACACTACCACTAAGTCCTTCGGATATTTCATTAGATTCTATATCTCGGATTTCTACATCAATATTATTGAGAACCATTCTGTTGTTATCCAAGTCTAAGTTCTTTTGGATGGATGGTTGAAAAGTTCCGACAACAATATCGCCAGCACCCGTATTAATCATTTTGCTATCTGAATATGGAGTCGGAACATCTGCGATAATAGGTTGAGCATAACCTGCTGCTTGGACATTGCCGCCAGCACTCATCTTTTTACTTTGACTGTTCTTGAATGCTCGAATTGGAAGATTCTTTAAGAATATAGAATATGACTCATCGGTGTGTTGGTCAGCATCTTTCTTTGTTACTTTATCTACTTCCGATTCTGGTTGGTTTGGATTAAACTCTAATGAGGTATTAACGCCAACAAATCTAGCAATCTCGGAACTAAATTTCAATTGATATGTCTGAACTAAGGTTGCTGGACTAGCATTTGATGCGGCGCCTATAGGTGAATTTACTCCAATTTTCTCAAATCCAGTGACTTTTAAATTTTCAAATCCTTCATCGTTAACGTGTGCTGAAAAAATTGGACTGAATGGAATCTGACTGTTTGCTTGCTGAGCTTTTTGAGAATCATTCTTGGAAGCATCTACTGGTTGTTTGAAAAAACTGTATGTAAGCCAAGATGTATGGTTAGCACTGTCGTAGACTACATTGGATTTATCGATGAAATTTGATTGCGTGAGGTTATATATTCTGAACTCTAATTTGTCTTTATCGCTAGCAGAAAAACCTTCACCCCAATAGGTTTGAAGTCCAAGATGAATCGATGAGACTGATTCATCTGCTCCGCCGATAAGAGAAGAAAGCGGTGTGCTCCATATTTTTTCCATTCTGTTTATTTCGTTTGAAGGAAGTTCTAAGGCAAGACCCTTAGTTCCTTGATAATTTACAGCTTTGTAAATGTTAAGCATTTTCTTGTCCCCCGCGGCTATGTGAGCGCCAGACCCAGTTATCTCAATTCCCAAGTAAGCTTGAGGAATTGCTGTAGATAAGGCTGAACCCGAAGTGGCTGATGTAACAGCATTTGTAGCATTAGGTTGATATAAGACTGGAATGTGAACACTTGTCCCAGACTCGGTGGTTTCAGATGCTGTAGTTCCGTGAGTAAATGAATTAACTGAACCAGCATTCGTCTTATAACTAGTCCAATCATCTTGATTACTCCCAACAGCACTAGCTATCTCAAAAGAACCGAGTCCAAGGAAAACATTTCCGACTTGACTATCAACAGTCATATTTTGACTGAAAGTGATTAAATTATGATTCTCGGAATTATTAACAAGTTCCGAGGTATATGAAAAATCATACGTTTGTTTCGCCATTCCATAACAATCATAGAATGGGTCGGTCGCATTTGTAGCTGAAGTTTTAACACAATCATCTCCAGCAGCATTAGCAGCCATTCCAAGAACGTGGTCGCCAGAAAGTCCAACCCAGTCTTGAAAGCCCAACACATCATAATCTTTATACCAACCTATAGCTATTGCTGAAGCATCGTGTCGTTCATATACTGGATTGTAGAGCATCATCTGCTTTGGAACTCCACCGACTGCTCTAATTCCATAATCACCATCAACATCGGGGTCTCCGCCGAATCGTTCAGAAATGACTTGTTCCAACTCTTTTGGAGTGTATCCCGTTTTGTTTGTAAGTGGATTAATAGTCGGAATTGTTATGGAATTGACTGTCATAGCAGTGTTGGAGGTTAGTGTATCTGAAGGGATAACTGAAGGCAGAACATCTTTCAAAACAACCTCGATTATCTGGTCAGTTGTAAAATATATGGATGAATTTCTCTTGAATTTGGCGAAGTTCAAATATACTTTGGAATTTGCTTCTATTACTAGTGGTTCTCTGAATCTAACAGAGTAAGTGTGTCCATTTCCATCGGGCGAGACTAAATTTACTGAAGTCATATTTATATATATAAACATACAAAATAAAAATGGATTATAAATAAATTATCAAATGTTGGAACTCTTCATCGGGTTCATCTTGGAAGTGATTTTTCTTCTTACTTAATTTGGGGTCTATTTTAATAAACCCATCATATCTTGGTTTCTTTAGGGACTTGACTTTCATTCTGATTCCTTGTTCGGCGAGTTGAAGTTTCATTAAGAGTTTTTTAGCTGGGTCTCGACGCATAGGTCTTTTTGTTATATAATACCTTCGTCCATAGTTTGCTCCTAATCTTTCACAGTCTTTTCGACCGATTTTGTAACCATTGTTAATTTTAAATATTTTCAAGTCCATAATAATATAATGTTTTATTTTTCTAATTGTTGTTTAACTAATTGACTATGTATGTCTGGCTCTATGCTACAATTGGATTTACAACAAATCGACATCTTACACACGAATCTTTTAAGCAATTCAAACATATTATTTAAGAAGAAAATAATAAAAATATTATAATGAATGACGAAGAGTTAGAGACTGTTGGGACTGTAGTATGTTTTGTTTGTATTGGATTAACTTTATATTGTATTATTTGTTGGGACAGTTATCATAAACCAGCTACGAGTTTTGAAGATGACTCATAGTTCTTACATCGTTTTCACAAGAGTCTGAAGGTTGAGAGCCGCATTGTATTTGACAAAAGTCTGGACAAGTTCCGACTTATTTCGTCTATCAATTGGAAGCAAAGTTGAAGCAGTATTAACTCCTGAATGAACAGTGTTAGAATAATCTCGGTTGATGTAATTAAGTGAATTACCGACACCGTATGTGTAATCCACACCGAGTCCCAAGAGTTCTGGAAACAATTGATTTCCGACACCGTCTGTTGTTGCGACAGCAGAGCCTTCGATACGACCATCATTACCTGCTGTGTAGATACCAGCACTTCTATCTCGGTAATCCATTTCCAAGTTTTCTTTTGTTCTAGCCATATTGGCGCTAGAACGTATTGATTCCATTCCGCCGAGCAATGCTCTTTCAAAGTGTTTTCGGATTTCTAAATCACCCATAATGTTTTCTCTCTTAAGCATCTGGGCTGGATTGATAGAACCATCGCCAAGCTCAACCAATGACTCATAGTTAGGTTGAACCTTGAGTGGGAAAGTGAATGGATATCTGAGGTTATCTTTCTTGTGTTCGATTTGTTTCATTCCTACTGGAAGTCGGAAGTTTGGTTGCTGGTATGCTAAGTTGTTGGTTTGGTCTTTATCCAAATACAAATTACACATCGCTTTTACCGAGTTGAGTTGCGGAGTGTAAGAGATATTATCTTGGTCTGCGTGGATATCGTTAAGTAAGTTGAGCTGAGAGTTGAGTGGAATCTGTGCTTGGTATGCCTTTAATTCTTGCGGAGTCGGAACAACGTAACGACCTTCGAGTTTCAAGTTTCTAAGAACATACATAGTATTGGATAAGTCCATAGCGGCACTGGCGGCAGCATCAGTGGCTTTGTTTCTGAATCGCTGGAACAAAACTGAACTGTCTGGCGCAAGGTGGAGAGTAAGCATAAGACCGTTGGTGTAAGCCTGACCCAAATGAATGTTACCAGACTGGAACAAATCAATATCCAACTTGAGTGAGAATGGAACACCGATTTCTTTGTTGTTGTTTGTTTTTAAATCTTGAGCTTTCTTGTCGGCACAAATTTGAATTCTTCGGTTGGTTTCGTGTGCGTGGGCACCTTGGGCTAATGACCGATTGGCGGCTACACCCCACAAATAATCTTCATCACAGTTAGTGTATGCTTCTCGGAGAGATGCGTATGCTGGATAGTTGTGGATGTTAATTAATTCAGTGTTTGTCTTTTTTGTCTGAACCACAACTTTATCAATAAGATTATGAACTCCACCGTGATTTGGAATATTACAAGCGGTTTCTTTTGCTATAGTTGCTCCATTTTCATTTTCTAATGCGGCATAGTTATCTGTTTCATCTGCTTGTTTTGCTCGGAAAGCATTGTCTGTATCTTGTTGTTTCAATATAAATTGACCAGTTAGAACTAGCGACCTAGTTTCTAGGAGTTTCTCGACTGCTGGAAAAGAGAACTTAATAATTGGATTACTTTCTTTAAATGAAAAACCACCAGCAACACCGTTAGCATTGGAACTCTGAAGTGGATTGTCGTTAAGTGGCGATATCTGAAAATAATTCTTTTCAATAGGCATTTTATATATTACTAAAATATTTTAATTATAGAAAAAGTTTATTTATAAAATAAGTTGAAGATTATCTTTATTAATCATTATGGTTTTTACTGAGAATACGAAGTGAATCATTCGGCAATTTCCTACAGCATAGGCGATAGTTCCGCCATCTTTAGCAGTTGTCTGGTCTCGTGAATTGCTGAATGTAAGTCGGATTTGTGGTTCAGCATCTTTGAGATTGTATACAAATTGTTCGCCTCGAGCGAGTTCTCGTGCGTGAAGGTAAGTGTTGGTGTAATCACAAATATTACCTGCTCGGCATTCTCCAAGTCTTTTCACGTCTTTTCCGATTGATTTGAATGCTTTGACTAATTCATTCATATTGACTACCTTGTCTTCCTTTGCGTCTGGGTTGTATGCTTTGAGTGGATAGAGTTTGTTGTTGATGAAATATTGGACTGAATTAAGCATAGTTTGATGCGGTGGCTGACCATTGAAGTAATTTGGAGAATATCTATCATTTTCTTTTGCTACCGAGATATAGTGTGTGAAGATAGACTTAGCTGCGGATGCTACAGATGTGATATCAGATTGATGACTGAGTGATGACTGAGGAAGATTGTCTAAGAAACAATCCCAAGAGATGTAATCGAACTGAGATTCCTTGATAATACCTTTCATCATTCCTTGTGGAGGGATAACTTGGAGAACTTTGAGTTCAACATTCTTGAGTTTGTAGGTTGATTGAATGGTTGGGTTTTGGAAGAAAATCTTCACAGTAGTTGAAGCTGCTAGTTTCTTGGTTCCTCCAGCAGTTGCGTCGGCAGTAACTGTGAGAATAACTTTTCCATCCGCCCCCGGAGTTCCATCTGTGTTAGAAAATTCACGATGAACGGAATTGACTGTGAAATTCTGTGCTGCTGTAGAAGCACCCCCAGTTCCTTGGGCAACCATCTTAGAACCTCGAACAATTCCGAGAACAGCTGGGTCGTTGACTTGAGTTCCGCTAATCAAAACATTTCTTAAGTCTCGAGCACCTTTATTACCAACAACACCGACGTTATCAGCTAAATCTTCAACCGCAATACCATCACCGAGACTCTCGGCAGTAACTGTGGATGTCTGCGAAGCTCCATCGGCAACTCGCATTCGAGTCATAACACGTTTATCCTCCGCAAAAGTGATTTCAACCCTAAGACCTCCGAAGAGAAGAATAGGAGTGAGTTTTTCCGAGACACCGAAATGAGAGAAGATTCCCGACTTAAGTGGAACACAATACTTCCGAGCAGTAAATTTCTTAGCACACATTTCAGGGTCAACATCGGCAATTTGACTAGTTCCAGACACCACACCGCTGCCCGATGAGATTTGACTGAAAAGCATAGAACCTAAATCTAATGTGCTTCGAGCATCTGTTGCCGAAGAGCCACGCTCAGCCAAAGCATTTCTTTTGTTGGCTGGTGTTTGGACACAAGAGTAAGCTCGGCATTCTGGGTCAGTGCCGTTTTTAAGTTGAGAGTGGGCATTGTCTTCTTCCATATATTGGTTTTCAATAGAACTCCACAAGGAATAGTTAGTAAGTGATTCGAGCAGCTGACCGTTTGCTAAACTGAATATATCCATTCGGTCGATGACCGATGAAGCGCCAGCAGTTGCTGGGAAATTACAGACTCGACTTTCTGGACAAGTATTAAGAATATCGAACGAAAGGTAAGAATCTTTTCCTTTAACAAATCCGATATCAGGATGGATTGTGAAAATGGCTTTTTGTTCCGAGGTGAATTCGGTTCCATTATCAGCAACAAGAGCTATAAATTTTGAATTTTCAGCGACAGACATTTTATATATAACTAATATATTTTATTTTTCTAAATTAAAATATCTCTAATTAATATAATGTCTTTGAAAGAAATAGTTGAACCGATTTATACTCAAATTGATAATAGAAGTGCTCGAATAACTAATGTTGTGATAAAAGGAATTGATGATGTTGCTACAGCTGGAACTAACACTCTTGGAGCTGCGGGCAACTTACTTGCTTTTAAAATAGGAGACTCGGCTGGAGCAAATACCGCCTTAGATATAGTGTCAACTTCGGCATTGGATACTAGAGATACTGGTAATGGAGCTCGAACTGTCAGAGTTACTGGTTTATTCTATGATGCTTCCGACTCTAATTTCAGAAAACCACGAGTTTGCGTTTTTAAAATGAATGGAACAACTGTAGTAAATACAGGTTCTGGAGTTGTTTCTGGAACTAATTTGTTCTGCGCTGTTACTAAAATTGAGGTAGTTACTGCTGGCTCATCGTTGTGTAATGTCGGAACTATTACTGCTAAAGCAACGGGAACGTCATCTGTTTTTAATATTCTTCAGCCGGGTCATTATTCATCCAAATCGATGTTCTATGTTACTGGTTCAAAAGAACAATTACTATTAAAACAAATCCATATTTCTAGTTCTATGGCTACAGCCGCTACGATTGAAATTTTCGAACAAGATATTGATAATGGTTTGAAGATATTAGTTGATAAACTATTTGTGGGGAACACTCACTCGGATATTACTCGACCTTTGAATCACAAAGTCGGTAATCAAAAAGCATTGTATGCTACAATTACTAACTTAGAAACGGTCATTGGCGTTAATCACATATCTGCTAATTTTTCTGCTGTATCTATATAAAAGTGGGTGCGTTTTTACTTAAGATTTTATTTATTTTAGATTTATATGAAGAATTCTAATTCTAATGCTCCAACTACAATGTTAGATATTGGATACATATATAAAATAACTTCCAATGAAGATGACAAAATATATTATGGTTCGTCTAAAGATGTTAAACAAAGAGAATGGTCTCACAACTCAATATTTAATGCGTGTATGACTCAATTAATATATGGTTATAAGAGAGTAAGTGTGATAGAAAAATTATATAACATAAGTCGGTATGATTTGAAATTAAAAGAAAAAGAATATATCGAAAATCATAATGAAGAAGAAAGTGGATTATTGTGTTTGAATAGAAATGTTCCGACTCAGACTGAATCTGAATATCATAAAAAGAGATATCATAAAAATTCTAAGATGTTTGCGGCTAAGCAAAAACTTTATTACTATCAAAACCATAAAAAGGAATTGGCGAGAAACAAAAAATATAGAAAAGGAAAAACTGGAGACACTTGGATGTGCGTTGATTGTAATCAATTACTGTCTTGGACGTCTAAAAGATATCATTTGAAGAGTATTAAACACTTACAAGCGAAGCAGTCGGGCGAAGCCTTAAACTGTGTAGCCGCCGCCAGTTCCGCCGAGGGTGTTACCCTTAAAAACTGACGTATCAATACCTCCAGTAGCAGCTACACCTCCACCTTGTCTAGCAGCAGCTTCTCGAGCATCGGCGCCCTTTTTATCTAATCCGTGAATTAATCCACCAATCAAAGTTCCGACTCCGATAACTTCTCCGATAATTGGAATAGAATCTAAAACTGAATCCATTCCGACTTTGGTTGCGATATTACCAGCAGTTTGAGCTACTACATTATCAGTTAAATTACTTGTTACATTCGTAGCTACATTACTAGCTTGACTTGCTACATTACTAGCTACATTACTAGCTTGACTTGCTACATTACTAGCTACATTACTAGCTTGACTTGCTACATTACTAGCTACATTACTAGCTTGACTTGCTACATTACTAGCTACATTACTAGCTTGACTTGCTACTGTAGATGCTGCTGAAGTGGCTGAAGATGCTGCTGTGCTAGTAGCACTAACTGAAGTTGCTGCTGTGCTAGCTAGTGGCGCACCAATGTTAGGAGCAAGGCTAGCCAATGGAGTTGCGACTGCCCCGCCTCCAGTTCCAGTTATAACAGAAGGAGCGACAGTCGGAAGACCAGCAATTCGGATAGCACCTCCAGCAGCTTGAGCAGCGGCGGCATTTACTGTAGCGGTTGTGGCGGTAGCTGCGGTAGATGCTGCGGGCGTGAGGGAAGCGACTGTGCCGGCTGCGGTAGATGCTGCGGGTGCGACGGGTGCGAGGGCTGCGGTAGCTGCGGTAGCTGCGGCGGAGGCAGCGGGTGCGACGGGTGCGAGGGCTGCGGTGGCTGCGGCGGAGGCAGCGGTAGCTGTGGATGAAATTGAATTAAGACCAGCCGTGAATTGAGCAGCGGCGGAGCCTATAGCCGAATTAGCTTGAGCGGCGGCGGCGGCGGCGGCGGCAGCAGCAGCATCAGCACCACCACCGGCGGCTGTCCCCGCAGTTGATGTAGCATCTGTGGCGGCTTGAGATGTTTCTTGAAGACTGCGAACAACCTTCCGACCGTGCTTCCAAATAATCCCAGCAGTTCCGAGGGCACCGCCCCAACCACTTGCTTGTTGAGTTATTGAATTAAATTTATCTTCGATGGTGGATGCTTTCTTGTCTCCTTCTGCCGCATTAACATCATTTTCGTGATTAAGACTTTCATTAAGATTGGACATATATCCCTGTAACTGATTAAAATAGGCCATTGTATATATAATTACAATAAAAAAAAATTGATATTAAAAATCTCATACAACATACAACAAATGAAAATCTATAAATTGACCAGTAATAGTTCCGATTTAGTCTATGTCGGAAAAACGATACGAAAATTGATTTATCGGTTAAGTTCTCATAGATGTAATTTCCATAATGGAGACTCTCATTGTAGTTCGAGAAAACTATTTGAAGCTGGCGGTGAAGTATCAATTGAATTGATTGAAGAAACTGAAGACGAAGAGAGAGAAGCATTTTGGATAAAAGAGTTGAATGCGTGTAATACACAAAAACTAACTGGTAGAACCCATAATCATAATGATAAAGTTAATTGTGTAAATTGTGGTTGTTTAGTTAGTTATGGAAATAGAGCTCGACATAAAAAATCTAAGAAGTGTCAGAATCACTCTCCGGTTCACTAACTTCCGACTTATCTTCTTCTTTTTCTTCAGGTGCCTTTTTATTTTTTGTAGTATCCCATAAGGATTCTTCTTCAAAATTCCGACGAGCAGTTAAATCTTGGATGTTTAAAAAGCAAAAGTCAAATGGCTCTTTTTTTGATTCTTTGTATATATTAATGAATTCCTTTTCACTTCCGCCAAAGACTGATAATTCTTGCGACATTTTCTTTAGTTCTATTTCGGGCGAATTTCCCATTAGGAAATACGCTGAAGCATTGATTCTTTGGATAGCATTTAAATATTTGAAATACTGAGATATAATACAAATTGATATCTTGCCTTCTTGATTTTCGTTCCCAATATGTCGGTATTTTGTGGTAAGTCCAGTTAATGCGTCAATGCTGGAACCTGCCCGTTTAACATTCACATTTCCGATAATATCTTCCAACACTAATAAATACTTGGCGTTTGAATCATCATCTTCAACCATTTGAATTATTTCTTCCAACAATGAGTCATTGTAATCTGTGAAAACAAAATCGAATTGTTCTAAGATAGGTTTCATAATTTTATCATTGTATGCTGTGTTCGATATAAGTATCTTAACATCGAATAGTTCTTTGTATGGAAAGTTTGGATTAAAAAAAAGATTAGCCATAAATAATGATTTACCACTTTTGACAGCTCCAATCACGTAGGCTAAGAATGGAGCGTTGGGCAATATATCAAAATCAACTTCGCCGACTTCTTCTTTATCAAGTTTTTTTAAAGGTAGAATCTGAAAATTCTTAGGGTCGTATTCAGTTTGTTTCGACTTGTTCTTGTTCATCGTTCTTATATAAAACAAAGATATTATTTAACTTGGATTTTAACTTCGCGTCATCCAACACATCTTCATCAGTAATAGTGTTAAGATGACCAAGTAACTCATCAAAATCTTCAACATTCTCACATTGAGACAAGGCAGAGTCTTTCATATGTTCCCAGTTGTCTCGTTGGGCTTGTTCGAATTCCGACTTCTTCTTTTTTTCTAGTAATCTCTGTCTCATTTGTTGATTCTTAGTTAGTTCTTTCTTTTTTTCCGACTTGGCTGCTTTTGCCTCGACTTTCATCTTCATTCCTTGTTCTGCGAATTCCGACTCTTCCTTCTTCTTTTGATTTCTTTTCTTTATTGATTCCAACTCTCTCTTTCGTTTGTTTTCTTGAACCTTAGCTCTACCTTTGGCCAACGCTTGGAGTTGGGCTTCAGATAGTTTCTTCTTTCTTTTCTCTCGTTTCACTTCAGCTTCAGATGGGGGTTCAGGCTCTGGACTTGGAGTTGGCGGTGGAGTGTCGTCTTCTTGTGGGACTTCCAAAATACCATCAGATGATTCAATATAGTGGGGTCTAAGTTTATATTTCATATATAAAAAACAAAGATATTATTAAAACTGATAAAACGATTATTCAATATATTATTCTTCTTCAAAATCGACTTTCCCTTCTTCGAGTTGTTCCTTCATTGTCTCATCAGATGTTTTTAGTCTCCAATACTTCAGAACATTTCGGTAAGTGATAACATCTCCATTTGACTTCTTAAAACTCATTGTTTCTTTGAAAAAGATTCTAGTCGAAGTTGATGTCTTCAGATGTTCAATAACTTGTTTCTCAGAATAGGTTTTGTTTTGTTCGTGTTTAGAAAGTGTTCGATAGAAATCACTATTCTTGAAATACATCCAAAACTCTTGGAACTTTACATATGAATTGTCGCAAACATCTTTTACATAGTTTTGTTTCAATATCATAAATATATGGTCGTTATCTTCAATATATTTCTTGGTTCGAACAGTAATCGCATCGGCAACATACAATCGACTACACACATTGAATGATGGATTCTCGTGTTCCCATCTCTTACAATATCGAATTAGATAGATGAACAACGCATATTTGAATTCATCTTGAAAATCTAGAGTTTTGTAATATGGATTGGCTTTGAATACATTGGTTAGTTCGTGTCGTTTCTTCAACAGTTCCGAGTCTGTCGTGTAGGTTGATACGAACGGAATATCTCGAAGTCTTCTAAGAATACTATCACCGAGGTCGCCGTTCATCGCACACTTCTTATTGAGTTCCAAGATGTGAGTTCCGACTAATTCTACTTTATCTTCATTAGAATACAACTTCCGAGCACAGATACCTTTACCACCAGTCAGTTCTTTGATTGCGGATAGATTGAGTGATTTCTTTTCTTCTGGTTCTCGATAGTTGATGAATCGTTTAGAACCCATATTAGCGATGGCTGGATTACCACCGTCTTTGAGTGGATTCAACAACACCGCATTGTTAGCCGCATATCCGAAGTTTCCACACACTTCGAGCATCAGTTCGTTGATAACACCCTTACCATTACCACCGCCACCACTTGCGAAGATGAACTTCTCAATTGGAATCCCATACAATGCGGTGGCTAAGTAATGGGTATATTCTTGTCGAATCTTTTTATCTGGAAAGATTTCTTTGATTAGTTTATCAATCTTCTTGACTTGCTTTTCATCTGGAGTCTTCCAATTATATCCAGTAGTCTGAAGAATATAGTTTTCTCTACGAGTTCCGACCCAGTTGTGAGTTTTTAAATCATAACACGTGTTGTTGAATGGTAGAAGATATGGATTTCTGTCAAACTCGATTTCTTGGAAGTCTCGAACCGCCAACAAAGACCTTAGTCGTTCTGCGATTGAATTAATCTTCGCACAATTCTTTAGTTTAGAACACAACTTAGCCGCATATTCGATTTGTTTTGACAACTTCTTTTGTTGTTCTTCCAACTCACACTTTAGCGCCACATCACACTCTTCCAATTCACAAATCTTAGCAGTCAATTCCTCATCTTGTTTGGTTAGTTTCTCCATATAACTGATTTGGAGTCCCGACAAGTAATCTGATATAAACTTCTTGACCATCTCATTCTTTTCATCACAGAACCAACGACCTTCAGTCCCTTCATCATTACCAATATAAAGATATATCTGATTGTTTTTGTAGACTAAGTTGTCTTCGTAGTTTCTGAGAAAGATTCTCGCTTGAGTATCATCACTATCAATAAACTCGGTAGATTCCATATCTTCGTGTTGAAGACTTCGGTATGCTTTCTTGTCGGATATCTTGGCGAAGTAATACAAAGTTCCGAGTGTGATGCTGGTTGGTTCGATTCCATCCCACCTTCTGTTGAACTCTGATTCTCGGAACTTATCGGACTTCTGAGATATATAATGGGCTACTGCCTTCTCACCTTCGGATTTGAGAGACCACATAATCTTCAACCAACTCTCATATTCGTCGAGATATTTGAGGGCGATGATATCCGCATATCTGAAAGTCTTTGATGTCTTGTCTAAGTCCAAACATTCTTCGATAGGTTTTTTATCTTTCTTCTTCACAGTATATTTGACTTTCTCTTTCACATCACCAACACACGGAGCGCCGTGTTTCAATGGAAGTTCCGACTTAGTGAATGTTGGAATAGGTAGTTCTGATTGAATCACTGTTCCACTGGAAGGACACCATCCCATACAACCACTGAGAATCTCAAGGTCTTCATACAAATCACAACTCACTGATTCTTTGATAAGTTGTTTCTTCTTCGTTAGTTTCTTATCAAGTCGGAAGAACAGATGCTTGCCCAATGCTTTGGTAGTCGATTTGTAATAAGGACATTTCTTCAAGAACTTATCAACCAAGAATTCCGAGGTAGTCGTATATTCTTTTGTTTCCAACCAATCAACATCCAGATGGTAGATGTTCTGAGTATCCATTGAGATGGTCAGTTTATCTCGTTCGACTTCCGACAAACCTCGATAGTAAGTCTGAAGTTTCGGCATAGCTTCTGCTATCCACTTATCATCATAAAAGTCTTTTACGTTCGGCATCACCCCCAGCAACGGTTCCATATGTTTCTCATATTTACCCTTCGACCCCTTACTTACTTTCACTTTGATTGGAGTCCAGTTGATGTTGTTCGAGTCGCAAAAATCCACAATATTCATTCTATTAATTATCTATATATAATATTCTATGTGATTTTCAAATATTCAATTTTTTTTATGAATAGTTTTGAATGTTCGGCTGTCGGCGAAATTTCCACCACTTCGTCAAAAGTTCTTAGTAGCCGTATATATCAAGTCGGATTTCTTCATCTTTGAACAGAAAGTCGGAACAATGACTTCGTATTTCACATATCAACCAATCGATGAGAATACCATCATTTACGGATGAGTCAGCTTCTTCTTGGAGCGACCGACTTACTCCATACAAATGCGCTATCAACTTCTTTGCTTCCATATATCTTGTTTTCATTTGTATATGCTCTTTGTCTTTCTCTTCCATTCTTTCTTTGAACTGTTGCCCCATCTCTATTAGTTCTTGCTCTGTAGTTCTTATTGCGTCTTCTAACGGATTCATATATACATTGTTCCGAGATATTTATATCGTAATAGTTCCGAGTTGACCAAGTGGAAGGATTTGGGAAATTTGCCGAACTTTCAAAACTTTTCCTGAGATTTTTTTTTGAGATGGCTGAAAAACGGTGGAATTTTCACCACTTCTCAGTTTTCAGAAAAAATTGATTTTATTTTTTCCATTATATAATTGAACATCCTATCGATACAATCGACTACCAAAAACCACTACCAAAATGCCTACATTTTTCAATATGACTCTCACATTCGAATGCCCACATTGCGATTACCAAAATGAAACAAAAGATGAAAAACGAGCAAAACTATTGAAACGACTCCACCTCAAAAAGTGTTCAAAAGTCGGAAGAACCCTTCCAAAACGGACTGGTCAAGATATCATCGATGCGAGAGACAGACGAAACGGACTACACGTCGGAACTGGCGGTCGTAAAAAACAATTCCCCTGTGCTGGACAAACTTCCGATGATGTTGAATTTGTTGATGTTCCGCATTCAAAAAAATTCAACCATCACGTCCCCGTCGGCGAAAACGGACATTACCGAAAACTAACAAAAAAACAAAGAAACAAAAAGAAAGGAAATGGAATGATTGGAACACAAGAATGGGATGTGACTGACAAACTGACAGAGGCGCAAGTTAAAGGATTATCGATGAAAGATGGAGGCAATTTTGGAGCGCGCTGTAGTCCAGCAGTCAAGTTCTTGGTAACATAATCAATTGTAATCATCTAGTATTAATATTAAAAATAAAATATATTTTCTATTATATAATGACTTGTGTAATGTGTGAAAAAAAAGCGGTAGAAAATTGGTTCGGAAGTTTTTGTGCGGAATGCCGACAGATTAAGAACTTAGGCAACGTCTATGGATTTGAAAGAGTCTTGGAAATCTTGAAGAAATGCTGTATTCGAGATGAGAGTCAGCTTGAAAAAAAAATAGATAATCATAAGAAAGATAATACTGGAGATGAAAGTTATACAAAGCCTAAGACTCGTGCTGAGCTTCGTCGGGCGTCTCCATAAGTAGCAACGGTCGGATGTTATATCCTAGCGATGCGGCAACAGCGAGTGAACCACCTGCTTTATAAAGTTCCGATTCAGTGTAAATACAATCCACTACCTTGATGTAAGTCCGTGCGGAACCATACATACATTTTGCTCTAAGAAATCCACGTTGAGTCAACTCTTCGTGCCCGCTATCACCGTATGGATGGATGAGAATGACTCTTCCTTTAGTTAGAGTTCCGTGATGTGGACACTTGATAGTATATTCTTCGTGATGGTCGTGTAGCTTCGTTTCATATCGATTGTGAAAATCTCCAGCGAAATGATATCTCTGTAGATTATGGACGGATGGACACTTAACCATATCGATAGTATTATTAAACAAATTCCGATTTTGAAATACTTCTTTGTGAGTTAGTTCCGCGTCAATGCTTGCTCCTTGCCCTTGTGTGCTAACCCCCCCTCTGCCCCAGTAGAAGTTTTTAAAGAGACGTGGATTATCAGTAAGGTCTGCGTTACACATCAATCGCTTATCGTAATAATTTTTGGTGCTCATTTTTGTATTTTATATTATATTTTGTATATGATTTTTAAAAATCAATTTTTTTTATTCAATATCATCAAGTGGAAGGATTTTCGCTTCCAGCCGAACTTTCAAAACTTTTCCTGAGATTTTTTTTGACATCGTTTTGATTTTTGATGCTGTCGTAAATTTCCTTTGCTAGTCTCGAATCCACATACATCACACGTAACTCTCAACGCATTATTCATACGAGCATATGCTCTGAGCTTCTCTCTATTCTTCTCCCTATATCTAGCAGAATCAACAGCATCATCTCGAGTAAGTTTGTTGGTATTACACGCTCCCAATTCCTCAATCCAATATTTCTCTCTTTTTGGGTCTTCGGTTTCTTCTATAAATACAATGGAACAATTGCCGTGTTCTAAAACTTTCCAAGAACTACATCTGCCTTTTACCGTTGTAGTATTTCTATGCTGAGCGAATCGTTCGGTTAGTGTTCGTGTCGTTCTTCCGACATAGACTAAGTCGGAACTATCGCTGACGAGTTTGTAGATATTATACAACATTTATTGATTTTGTATATGGATTTGACAAATCAATTTTTTTCAAAATGACGATATGGAAAGATTTTGGAATCCAGCCGAACTTTCAAAAAAAATTGAGATTATTTTTCGTCATATATATAAATCAAAAAATGAGTCTCGAATATTACAAAAAGAAGAATGCTCAACTACAGAAGGAGAAGGCATATGCGTGGGGAATGTATTTTGGTGTGAGAAACAAACTATTTGAAGC